AATTGAAGGACCTTTATCTGAAGCAGGAATGTCTATATGGGCTAAAATACAGTTTGAGGAATAGATCCTACTAAATAAATGTTCGATCAAAATACTCCAGCAGCATTGACCCAGCAGCTGGAAGAAAATCGTGAAAGTGATGCTTTCCAAGAGCTGTTAAATCGGGTTGGACCACAGCCTGCTATTGCGCAGCAAAGTGAAGAAAGTGCTTTACCAGGTGGTTTAGAGGATCCCTCTGCAGAAGAAACGGGAGATTATTATGGCTAAGAAAAAGATGCCGCCCCAACTTGTAGAGTATTACAAGAAAAAAAACTCTGAAGGTAAGGGCGAAGAAGAAACTGATAAAGGTAAGAAAGCAGAAGAGATGGCTGAAAAAGGTTTGAAGTCTGCTAAAGCCGCTAAAAAACACAAAGACAGCAAGGGGTCAAAATGATTGCTAACTTAAAGTATTTCCAAGATGCTATTAAACGCCACGGAAAAGGTGGTAAAGCATCCAATCTTTTATCGATGTATCAAAAGGCCACTAAAGGTCTTGATAAAGGTTTAGCTTTTAAAGCTTTAGCTGGTGGACGTGTCTTTGGCAAGAGTGATAAGAAACGTTATCAAGATTTACTTAATAAGAGTAAGAAAAAAGCTAAGCCTAAAGGCAAGCCTAAACCTAAAGCTGGTGGCACTGTAAAAGGAGATGGCAGCAAATCAGATGCCAAGGTTGATCTCAAGACCTTTGATAGTTTGCTTGGTAAATTAGAAGCATCTAAAAAACGTCAGCAGCGTCAACGTTCCGTTGAAGGACGACGTGATATTTATGCTGGTGGCTTAGCCAGTATGATGAACAACTTCTAATGAAATAGAGTACTATTTATTTAGTACCTGTTATATAACGTGTCTTCTCATCTGCATCTTGCATATCGTCGCAACGCTAAAGCTGCCGCTGCGAATCATCGGTTACGCAAATCAGATAATGAAGAACTCTTTGAAAAAGCTAGAAACGATTTTGGTTTTTTCTGTGAATATGTAGCTGATAAACCTCCAGCAGAACATCATAAAGATTGGCACCGTCAATTAGTTACTAACGAAGATAGTTCTTGTCTTTCTAAGATTGCTGGTCCCAACATCGACCTGCTCGGTCCCAGGGGATCAGCGAAAAGCACCGTACTTGGTTTATATACAGCTTGGGCAATTGGTGTCCATACAACGTTAAAAAAGCCACTGCAAATTCTGTATCTTAGTTATACAGTTGATATCGCACGTTCTAAATCAGCAACGATTAAAAGGATCATTGAATCAAAGAAATTTCAAAACGTCTTCCCTACCGTTAAGCTGCTCAAAAACGTTACAAGTAATGAGTACTGGTCAATCGACCATAAGTTTGCTGGTATTGATACCACTGGTGAAGAACAATTTACTTTATGCGCCGCTGGTCTCAAAGGTTCGGTGACCAGTAAACGATCTCATCTCGTGATAATCGATGACCCGGTGAAATCTGCCGCAGATATTGGCAACCCAGACATCCGCAAGATGATGCAGGACAACTGGAATGCTGTGATTGCACCGACGATGTTCGAAGGGGGCCGTGCGATTTGCCTGGGGACACGATTCCGTCATGATGATATTCATGCAACAACGTTCTGTCCACAGAATAATTGGACGCAGATCGTCCTATCAGCGATCTTAAATAACCCGGAGACAGGCGAAGAAGAGTCATACTGGCCCGACATGTGGAGCCTAGACTACCTCAAGGAGAAGAAACGGCAAGCACCTATTGCTTTCTCTTTCCAGTACATGAATCAAATCGTCAGACAGAACGAACTGTCCCTGGCACCTGAGTTACTGGTTAAAGCTGAGATTGCCACAGAGTTTGATTGCCTGGGAATCGGGGTTGATTTGTCTGCTGGTGTCAAAGAAAAGAATGACTACACCGTAATGGTTCTCGGTGGTCGCATTGGAGACAAGATTCATATCATTGATTACAGAAGGTTGCGTGTTATGGGCAACCTAGAGAAGCTCGATGCAATGAAAGAGTTACTCAATGATTGGTCAGTGATTGGCCGTCAAGATGACGGCCTGTATTTCCCTACATATTCAACGTGTGATATTTGGTCAGAAGCTGTACAGTATCAGGCATCTCTGGAAGCAGACTTTAAACGTATTTGTCTCCAACAAGAAAATCTTTATAACTTAATCTGGCATCCAGTTAAAGGTTTCCGTTCAGATAAACTTGCACGCTTCAGAGGCATTATGGGAATGTTCGAAGATCGCAAGATTATATTTAACCGTTATCGCAACTTTACCAATATGTTTGAAGAGCTTACTAACTTTGGTGTTAGTTCTCATGATGACTGCGTGGACGCGTTGGTTTGGCTTGTAAATGGACTAATGAAACGAGGAAAGATTCAAGTAGACTTCTAATAGGGAAAAAATCTCATTAAATACTAATAGAATGGTAGAACAGCTTATTGCACTAACGATTGCAACCGTTACAGGTGGTGGCTGGTTCACCTCTAAGATTTTCGGAAGAATGAAAGCGTTAGAAGATCGTATTGATCGAATGCCTCTTGAATATGTCTTAAAGCAAGATTATATTCGTGAGATGGAAAAAATGAATAGTGAATTTCACGAAATTAACATTAAGCTTGATAAACTTGTGGAAAGACTACTTTCCAAATGAGCTATTACGTTGAGGTAGAAGAAGACCAAAGCGGTGACTTATTTATACCTTTACCTGAGGAAGTCATTGAAACTCTTGGCTGGCAAATGGGAGATTTGTTGACTTGGGATTTAAAAGGTGACGGTATTGTTCTCCAGCGGTTGAATGGAGACGGAGGTTATGAACCGTTAGAATAATAAAAAGCTTTATTAGATATGTTAGGCGGTCTTTCTACCCAAGGCGGTTTCCTAGGAAACGCTGGAGGCTTAGCCTCTAAAATGCCTTTTGGTCTTGTTGGTCAGATTGGCGGTATCAACGAAGATATTGCCAGCCAGCTGAAAAAGAACGATGCGTTTGGTTTAGCCGGTGCTGTTGCTGCCAATGGTTTTGGTGGCGTTGTTGGCTCCATGATGGGTGGCACTCAGATGGGTAATGCTGGTGGCTTAGGCGTAGCTGGTTCTTTCATTGATCCGATGACGATTAAGAAAGTCTTCTGATGAAAATTAACACTCCCGATTTCCAAGAGTTACTAAATATGCATCGCGAGATGGGAGCGATTGCAGATAACTTTGCTATTGGAAAGATGAGGGAGGACGCAGAGATTCGTAACAGTGCAAATGCACAGTTAAGTCGTTTTCAGATGCTTGAAGACATTCAAGATGAAAGTCAAGTATCTCGTCTGCCAAGTCTTTTAGGTCAGTTTGGAGGAGCTGCTGCTTTCCCTCCAGGGAACATCCCAGCTTTTAATCCGCCAGTCCGATGAATCCTTTTAATTTTTTAGATAATTTTGTTCAAGAGAAGTTGCCATATTTACAAGAATATGGCAATGCTTTATTGAGTCCTTTTTCTCCACAGGGTTTGAAGGCACAGCCTTTAGGTGGTTCAGGTCTTTTCGGACAAAATCCAGACGGTACGCCTAGAAGTATGGGCCAAGCTTTGGATTTTATTGGTGATACTGCACAACAACGTAACGCCGCTATTGAAGAAGCAATGCGTCGAGGAGGTTTACGATAATGGCTAATAGTTTACAAGAAACTTATCCTCCTGTTTTAGCAGGAGGCTATATGGGTTTATTTGCGCAAGGTTTACCTTTTGGAGAACAAGGTCCAGCTCAAGGACCTAATTCACCAATTCGTTTTTACGAAGACTTTGGTCAATACATGCCGTATGGTCCAGGTGGTGGTGGCTTACCTCCTACACCCATGCCTGATCTTGCTCAGATGCCTCGTTTTATTCGAGGCGGATCTGCGCCTCGTGGCGTGATTATGAAAGCACCTCATATCGATTCACCTTATATGGATGAACAAATTCGCCGTGGATTTGTTCCCATGACTCCACCTCCTGCCCGAGGTGGTGGTCCTCAGTTACCAGGGTTTGTTTAATGGGACAAGACGACAGTAAATACACGAAACCAGGGTTACGCGAATCAATTAAGAATCGCGTAATGAAAGGATCTAAAGGTGGTAAGCCTGGTCAGTGGTCTGCGCGTAAGGCGCAGCTCGTTGCTTCCGAGTACAAGAAAGCTGGTGGCGGGTACAAAGGCGGAGAAGGAAAGAAGCAAAAATCTTTAAAGAAATGGGGCAAAGAGGATTGGCAGACTAAAGATCAATATGAAAAAGGTAAAAAAGCAGCAACTGCTGCTAAAAAACATAAAGACAAAAAGTAATGGCAGATAAAGCAATTCAATCGGACGGTACTACCAAACGGTATCTACCTAAAAAAGCATGGGCCTCTCTTTCTAAAGAAGAAAGAGAAGATACTGATCGTAAAAAACGAGAAGGTTCTCGTAAAGGAAAACAGTTTGTAGCTAACACTGAGAAAGCAAAGAAAGCTGGTAAAGCTGCTAGGATGTATAAATCAAAGACTGGTAAATAATGGCTGAAACAACTGCCCGTCTCCAAGAAATTATTAATGCGTACATTGAACGGGATGGTAGTCAGTTCGTAGATACTGGCATCGTTGCAGGTCATATTGCACAGATGAAATTATTTGGCATCCGTCAGGGTGTTGAATTCTTTCCGTCACAGGATAACTTTGGTAATCAACGCAAAGACTTTATCGATAAAGTTGTAAAGTACAACAAATTAGATACACGCCTTGATTCAATCTGGGATTACTTTCTTTGCGATGGCAAAGGACTCTTTTATATTCGACCTACAAAAAGTAATTATCGACTCTATTATTTCCGTAGTCACGAGTATCGTAGTTATTATAACGTCGACGGTGAACTAGAAGAAGTCGTCATCATCTATAGTTACAAGGTAAAGACTAATAAAGGTGGTATGTACCAAGACATTGGTCTTGGTGGTATTGATAATCTTGCTAACGCTCCCAACGAAACTCCTGGACAAAAGCGTTATATCCGTTTGTCAATTAAACAAGACACCATTGAAGAAACTCATTCAGAAGGTGAATTATCATTTGACAACATCAATATGATGACCCCTGGGAAAACTAAAACATTCCCAAATGAGCTTCAGTTCATTCCCTGTGTTGAGATCTTCAATAATCCCAAAGGCTTCTCTATGGAGGGAAGCGGTGAGTTTGATCAGTTAGCACAGCACATCATCACACATGATGACTTAGTGCGGAACATGAAGAAGAACCTGCAGTTCTTTGGTAATCCCACGCTGCTGTCTTCTCGTCCTAAAACTGATTTGATGGAACCAGGAAATGATTCTGGTCCACAGCGTCCTTCGATTGCTGCTAACTCAGGTTTCCAGAGCATGTCTCCCATGTCACGCTCTACCTTTAAACAAGATCCCATCACTCGTGGTGTTGATGGGCAGATGCGTGTGCCTAGGGTTATTGCAAACCTGGAGCCCAATGATCGTGTTGGTTATATTGTTCCTGATGCGATCTCTGGAGATCAGAATGCATTTGTGCGGCAATACCGAGAAGAAATCCGTACAGCACTAGGTGGCGTAGACGAACTCTCAATTTCCGCTGGCGTCACTGCTACTGAGTATAAATCTTTGTTTGGTCGCGTTGCAGCGACCAGTAAGAAGAAAGCAAATTCAATTTATACCCATGGTCTCTGTCGTTGCTTTGAATTGATCATCTTCCAAGAAGAGAAGATGTTTAGAGATACGTTGGCTCGTGCAGCAAATATTGAAAAGCCTATTCCTCTGGAAGCCAATGCTTCAGAAGAAGAAAGACAAATGTATAACATGGCAATGCAAGAGTATGATCAACGTGTCACTGGTTTAATGAAAGCCTGTGTGGAAGCTCAAATGATTCCACCAGGTGTCATTGGTTTAATTCCAGATGGCGACGTGTCAATGCTTTGGCGTTGGCTCGGCCCTGTGTATGAGGAATCGACACAGGACATCCTGAACAATTCCATTGTTGTAAGAAACTTACAAGAATTGGGTGTTGATAGCATAGAAGCACTGAAATATCTTTTCCCATCAAAAACTGATGAGGAAAGAGCGGAAATGCTTTCGGGCTTCCCGTTCAGGATGGTTAATGAATTGCAAGGCGCATACAACAGCTTTGCAAAATTGGTTGGGGGGATGATGCAGACTCCCCACCCCCAAGCTCCAGATTTGCCTATGGCAGCTGACCCGAGATTGGATTTAACCCCTTATCTGTATCGAACTCTCGAAGCGTTACAAAAGGAGATGAGTTATGCAGGACGCTACCGTCCAATCGACCCCACAGACGAACCCCCAGTCAGTGGCACCAAGCAACTACGTGGCGGCAGCACCGGCAGCTCCGGCTCCGGCAGCCCCGCAGACGCAGGCACAAGTGGGGACGTATTACCCCCAGGCAGTACCTCAGACGGCTCCTCAGGGAACTACCAGTTACCAATCGAACCCGTCTCAATTCGCCCCCCAATCCCAGGAGACTCCTCAGGGGAATCCGTGGGAATCGGCATTCAACAAGGTGGTGAATCTGCTGGGCAGCCCGGTGCAATCCCCGTTCCAGGGTCAACCGTCACAGGCCCCGGTTCAGGCTCCGACTCAGTATTCCCAGGCCAACTGGGGGTCACAGGCACCGGCCCTGGATCCGACCTTGGCGCAATCGGCTCAGCAGACTTGGCAAACAAGCCAGACCTCATCGCCCAGCTCTTCCCAAACTTCCTCGATCAGCTCCTTAGAGGACGTGGCGGATCTGCTGGAGTGGAGTCCTGAAAGCCGCATGGTGGTCGCCAACTATGGCACCGAAGCACCCGCCATTCTGAACCAGTACGCCCTCAACCTTGAAGGAATGCTCGATAGCGCCGTGGCCTGGGGCCAAGAAGCTACCGACACTCTGATGGGTTATGCCGATTTCGCTGTCAACGAGCATCGCGAAAACCTGGCTTACAACGAGATCCTGACGAACCCTGACGTTCTGTCTGATTACACCCTGGAGTATTTCGGCCCCGAAGGCCCTTGCCCGGTGTACGAATCCGAAGCTGAACTGGAAACCCCTGGTTATCCCACTCAGCAAATCGCTGGTCAGAACATTGCAGGCATGCCTGCTCCCCCTCAGGCCCAAGCTCCTCAGGCTCCCCAAGATTTCTGGGGTTCCTTTAAGCAACAAATGGAAGTTGATCCCAGCCAAGCATGGCGTGTGATTAACCAGGCTTCTCCTGAAATGATGGCCAACAAACTGTTTGTTATGGAGTGATCCAATGATTGCAGGTAAATATGCACAATTAATGGCAAACCCTGCAGCATCTATGGCTCTCGGCGGCGGTATCGCTGCCGGGGCCTCTTTACTTGGTAATCAAGATGAAGATAAAAGCGCTGGTCGCCAGGCTCTAGAAGCCCTTGGTGCTGGCGCTTTAGGTGTAGGTGTTGGTGCCATGTTACCCCGTATTGCTAAAGGAGCAGCACAACGTGCTACTGCTGCGGGTCGTAACTTTACTGATGAAATGCAAGGTGTTCAATCTCCTATGGGAGAACGTGAACGCGCTGCAGCTCAAGCCCGTGCAAAAGGTGCACGCGGTTTAATGGATGCAGGAGTACCACAAGAAGATGTTGCTAAAGCAGCTGCCATGGGTATCCGTGGTGCACAAGTTTTAACTAACACTGGTGCTGCTGTTGGTGGCTTAGGTCTTGCCACTGGTTTAGGTGGCATGGTAGGCGGTGGTGTTGCCAATGTTGGTAACATGGCTGGCCTTGGTATTGATCCTGAATCACCTGGTTCAAGTAACACCACTAACTCACGCGTGAGTATGCAAGGTGGTGGTTATATGCCAATGTATTGATTAACACTCAATATATTTAAGACTGCTAAACTTTTATTTAGATAGGACTCTAGTTCTAATCTTTCGTCCCGACAAATTTTCCCGAGACACTGGAGGATAAAAGAAAGTGTTTTTAGACAACGACTTTCCTAAGATTTTAGGCGCGGAATTATACCGTCCGCATCCGGCTTACATTTGCGAGATGGCCGTTGAGCCTGTGGTGGTGCATGATTTCACCTCCCAACCGGGCCAAACGGTGCAGCTCGACCGGTATAAGTTCTGGGGGACGCCCGGAACTAAGGACTCCCGCGAACGGGTGTCTGATCAAACTATTGGTACTGCTAACAGCCGCAACATCACCAAAGAGAAGGTGCTCGTTGTGCTGAAGGAATATACTGGTCCTGCGGATCCGTCAGATCCCACCCAGCCTAGCACGTTCAAAATCGCTCGCGAGACCTTGGTCACCGCGCAGCGCCTGCTGCTGGACACCGGCAACCTTAACATGTTCCACCAGTCGATCGGTAGCTTGACGCTGCTCGACGACTACCGCCGCTGGCGCGACCGTGTCTTCATTGATGAACTCGCTAAGGCTGAGGCACAGGGCCAGGCTAGCAGCTCCCAGGGCGGTTACTACTTTGCTGGTGACAAAGCCAAGGATTCCCAAGGCCGTGTCGCCTACACCTCTGCTGAGTATACCGCACAGGTCCAGCAATTCTCCGTCCGTACCGACCTTCTCGAAGTCGTCAAGGACCTGCGTAAGCGCAACGTGCCGACCTTTGCTGACGGTCTGTATCGCTGCATCTGCGACCCCGTGTTCATGATGCATCTTCGGAGGGACGAAGACTTCCGTGAGATCGCCCGCTACAGCGGCAATCCTGGTCAAGGCATGTACATGGCTAACCCCATGATGCCTAACAACACCAGCTTCTACATGGGTCCCCAGGCTGGCCAAGGTTACTTCCTGGCTGGTGAGCCTGTGATGCCGACTGGCGTTCAATTTGAAGGCGTCAAGTTCTTCGAGTCAACCAACTTCCCGACCAAGAACGTTACCGCTACCTTCGACAACAGCACCTACGCTTCTGAAGAAGTTGCCCAAGGTTATTTCTTCGGTCCTCAGTCTGTTGGTGTTGGTATCGGTGGCCCGAATGCTCAGGTGCTGATCAACAATAACGATGATTTCTCTAGATTCATCATTCTTATTTGGCAGCTCTATGCTGGCTTCGAAGTGTTGAATAAAGATTTCATCACCACTGCATTCAGCTTCGTTTCTGACGACGGCGTGGTCTGATTTTTTAAAACGTAAACATAAACGAGGATACATTCGATGGCATACTTATCTGCTAAGAAAATCTATCCAGGGGACATGACCGAGCCCCTGAACGGTTGGTATCAGAATATTGATACTACCGGTGGTGCTTCCAACAACGCTTCCAAGGCTGGCCCGACTTCTGTTCTGGCCAACCCTGGTTGGCAGTTCTATCAACTGCGTGGATAT